ACTTTTTACAACACTACTATCCGTAGAGTGAAATAAAAACCCACTCAAGGGTAGATAGGCTACGAATAAAGAACACCAGTCATCAACCCATCAGTATCGGGTCGAAGGGTAAGTCTTCACGCCGGGCATGGAGCCCGGCGAGCCCTGAAAAACGGGCTTTTCGTAGTACGCATTTGCCATCCCCAGATTCCGGGAATGACAAAGGGTCACGATGAACCCCCGCTTTCGTCATGTCAGCGGAGGTGTTATCTTGATAACCTGATAACAACGTGGTCAGAAGTGCCAGATGTTCCGGCATTTTCCATTCACGTTGTCTGCGCCGAATAACAACATCAGCGCCACGGGTGTGAGGTGCCCAAATACAACTATCTGGAGCATTGAGGGTATCCCCGTAGAGACGAAACTCTACAGGTACATGTGAAAGCACCGTCTGATAAAGCGGTCTATAACACATGGCCGGAATTGGCGCCCTCATAGCCTGCAGCTGCACAAGGTTTAGTATCTTGTACAGATGTGGCACTTCACTCACGACCTTTTTCAAGTAATAAGGTCTCGTGTTCATCCCAAGGAAATAATCAGCACCGCAGCTTTCTCGGAAGTTGCCCTCCTTGAAACTTTTTAACGTATTAACGGAGAAACCGAAACACGTGAGCCTCGCAACGACTTCGTCGTAAATGCGATATGGCACGATGATGTCATCCCCGTACACCCTCCACTTTGCGCCTTCGTGACCTCGCTCTCGAAGAATTGAGCGTACTACGGCCGCGAATATCATGGTCTGGAGTGAGAAGGTGAGAGCATTACCCATTGACGAGAACTTTTCTAACCAATGAACAGTTCCGTCCGGCAATAGGATCGTTTTCGCCCTATACCGCTTTAACAGGTCGAACCACGCACTAGGTAGCAACATGCCAACTAAGGCATAACTTATGCTATCTGATGCGGATGACAGATCAATGGTACACGGCGAATTACTGCTTCCACCGGTAATCGACCCTACATAGGCCAGGTTCTTATTAGGTTCCTGGTCACGTAAGTCTAAATTCCACTTGTCCAACAGGCACTGACGTATAAAACCGTCAAAACCTTGCTGGACGTAACCTGTCAAGGATGGTCCTATCTCTATTGTGCGTCTTTCCCAGACGCTTTTTGGGACTGTTGCGTACCGAGCATGGTCGTAATAGGCAACCCGGTTTCCGACGTAGTCACTGCATCCAAGCGATTTTGACCCGGTAATGAATGGGCCAAGCTTGGTGTGCCAAGCAAGCCACTCAACTTCCTCCACGTTGAAACTATACGCAGATGGATTGAGCAACTTGAATGGTGCTGCACCCTCTTCACGGGGATGCGACAGCGACGCGCCGGGGCCGAATTTCATGAAACGCGATACGTCGGCAAGATTAGGAGGACGATTTCCAAGAAGTTCATGGATCTCTCTCTTTACCTTTCGAACGGATTCACGCAAGTTCCGGTGCGACTCAGGGTTCTTCAGTAGTTCTATGAAGACTGAGTTGATTTCCTTGCACCGGCCTTCTGCAGCCAACCATTTCTCCATGGCAACACGTTCAGCATCGCTTTCGAACTTGGATAGTTCCAGCTTTTTTAAGAAGCAAGCGAGCTGATTATGCGCAAAGTAACTCTGCACATCGTTTTGCTGACGGTAGTGATCTGCTGCGAGTCCATGGGAGCGGATAGCGCCAGCCAAATCATCGAGACATTCTAGCCTCGTATGGTCGGCGCCAAACAATCCTAACGACAACGCATTGAACGCCTCAACGTAGAAGCGCTCACTTACCCGTACTTTTACGTCCGGGTTGTTCCAATGGCGTGAACCAGCTATCCTGCTGGTTGACTTCTGAACTTCTTTTTGTTTCGACAAGGATTTTCTCCAAGGAGGTACTAAGTAAGTATCCAGCCATAAAGCCACCGGATAGAAGGATAATCTGCATCACAAGGACGCAGAGAACGACAGCCGACCAACGACGCACAATGCTAGAGGGATAAATTGTTAAAGTATCCATCCAGCTCGGCGTCCATGATAAGAGAGGCATGGATATCACGCATCAATGTGAAATCTGCCTCATCTGAATCGGCGCGGCGCGACACACTCGTTTCCCAGATTATAGGGGCGGTAGTGCCATCGTCGTAAGAAAACGAACGGGTAGTTTTGAGTATGTTTCTCGCATTACCCGGATAAGTTTTCTGTCGTTTGGGATAAACCCGACGGGTCGACATCACATGTGGCAGTGATAGAGTCGATCCGGGACCAAGATACAGTGCGACATCCTGACGCACTGAATCCGGCGTGAACACGTAGTCCACTGATTCAACTGTTACAGTAACAGCTGTAGCCATGGTAATTCTCCATGTAAAAAAGAACTAAGGGTTTATTCTGAGCCCGGCTGCTTTACGCAACAGGAATATACTATCGATAACCTTTGAAACATCGAGGTTAACTCTAGAACCCAGAATAGGGAGGAATGATTCCACGGGTATGCGATCTTTTACAATCACATGCTCTTCGTAAACAGAACCAGCAAGCTCCTCACCTATGTAATAACTAGGACCCGAATACACTGGGCCTTGGGTTATCCACATAGGGTTGGTCTCGACTTTTAATTCTGTCAACACCGTGGACCAGCCAACGCGCTCATCCGCAAGCAACAAAGCCTGCAGAGCCTGAAGCGAATCCCCGACATTGGCAAACCAATCGACGACGAAACTAAATGGTACAAGCTCCCACGCGGTTCCTAATATGTCATACGCTCCAAATTGCTGAGCGGTGAGGTCTAAAGACGCTCTAAAATCGGCCGTTTGGCCAAATCGAGCAGACCGAGACAAGGTCCATGTGGACAGATGGCGTGATTTAACGCCATAAGTACTTGTATCACTATACGTCGCCCAAGTAGTATCACCGAGGGGGTAAGTCGCACGAACTGTCTTACGAGTGCTAGGATTCTGAAGAAACGCCTCAGCGTGTGCAATAGTATCGTACACGAATGGGCGCCACCCATATCTAGCATTCAGCCACACGTCTGCCGCTACATCATAGAACTTGGCTCGCTGAGCCCGGTCCATATTGAGCAGCTGGCTGCGGGTTATCCGCAACACGCGACGTGCAGTATCAAGAGGTCTTCTCAACAACCGCGCAGCATCACGGATCATCCGCAATGTTTTTGGTCCTTCTGCCAACGAAACAAGTGTCTGGGTCATACCCGAACCGAGTTTCGCCGACAACTGCGTATGTACTAGGCCGGCAACAGCATCTATAGGGGTTAACCCCTTGCTGATACAAAGCCCATTCACGTAGTTTAGGAACTGATCGTACGTCGTATATATTGGTATTGACCAATTGCAAGTTTGACTTGCTAGACTGGTCGTATACGAATACGAAGGCGGGGTTGTATAAGAACGATATTTTGCATACGTATATTTGTGACCCCTTACAGGCGATCGAAGTGTACGCAAAATCTCGATACGAGTCATGGGATTCGAAATTAATTCGCCAGCCTTAACCCGAGCTTTCCAGTTTGGCGTAAGTACATCAGCCATCTGGGCAGCCTGGAATGGGCCAGCGCTATTCGCGTTTGCGAACGATCCCACGGTTCGAACTCTTGAGGTCATGACAGCTCCTTTCGGAAACGTTGTGGACTGGGAAACCAGTCAGACTGAATGCACCAGTTTATTAGTGCATGGCCTTAAACCAGAATCACGGGTTAGCTTTCACCAACCTGTCGAAACCGTT